CCATTATATAATAAAGCCAAAGAATATCATATTGATATTGATACCTATGAAAATAATTGGATTGCGAACGATAATCTCGACCTAACGGTTACCGAAAGACTAAGACGGGTAAAGTATGCTAAAGAATATGCAATCAAATTGGGCTATTTTGCGAACGATGATGCAGAAGGTATTTTAAATATATTAGAAAGGCAACTACCAATTTTTGATAAACGAAATAAAATTAAAAAAATAATACAGATCAACAAGGAAATCTAAGATGTCTGCGGCAGGACAAATACTATCGATGTTTACAAACGATGAACTTAAATTAGTTCATAATAGTCTATTGAAGTTACCGGACAGGAAAAATCTAGGAGATTTTCATGCGTATACCAATGGATTTCAACAGACTGATTATATATATCCGATGATTCGAAAATTGATTTTAGAAAAATTAGAAAAGGTCCTGGATAAAAAATTAAATTTAACACATGGTATGCTATTAAAGGAAGAAATTCCGTGGACTATCCACACTGATTATAATAAAGGAGATAGCGATCCTGGATTAGCAATCCTTTTACCATTGAATACAGAAGAAGTAAATACCCATACAGTGGTGTTCAATGAAGAAAGTACTACTACGTTTAATGATTTTGTTCTGAACAACAATAAACTTGAAACTAATGCCAAAGATCTGTATAATAACCTATGTAGCCACGAAGATATAGATAACTTAGAATATGTTAGTCTACTAGGAGCATTTAAATGGATTCCGGGATCTGTGATCTACTGGGATCGAAAATTATTGCACTGTAGTGATAACTTTTTACAACAAGGTATTAAAATTAAAACAGGACTTGTAATTTTTACACATGACTAAAGAATACTCACCAGAACTACAGAAACTATTTTTAGAAATGATGCTAGAAGACGCACAGAGTTATGTGCGTGTGCAGAATATCTATAATGCAGAAAACTTTGATAGATCATTACGTGAAGTGGCTAAGTTTATCAAGACACATACTGATGATCATAAAGCCATGCCCACACATGAGCAGGTCCGGGCAGTCACAGGTGTCGATCTTAAACGTGTACCAGACCTGACAGAAGATCACTACAGCTGGTTCATGGCAGAGTTTGAAGGCTTTACACGCAGGAATGAACTAGAACGTGCGATCCTTAAATCAGCAGACTTGTTAGAAAAGGGTGATTATGATCCCGTAGAAAAACTTATCAAAGATGCGGTCCAAATATCATTGACCAAAGACATGGGTACTGACTATTTCTTGGATCCACGTGCTAGATTGTTGGCAATCAAGAGCAATAACGGACAGGTATCAACAGGGTGGCCGACTCTTGATAAACGATTGTTTGGTGGCATGAACCGCGGTGAACTTAACATCTTTGCTGGCGGGTCAGGTAGTGGTAAAAGTTTATTCATGCAGAACATAGCGATCAATTGGTGTACACAAGGACTTAACGGTGTGTTCTTAACCTTAGAACTCAGTGAAGGTTTGTGTGCTATGCGTATGGACAGTATGGTAGCCAACTGTAGTACCAAAGAAGTATTCAAGGATCTCGACACAGTTGAAATGAAAGTTAAGATGGTAGGTAAGAAGTCAGGTGCACTGCGTATCAAGTATATGCCAGCACAAAGTAATGTAAATCAAATTAGATCTTATCTTAAAGAATTACAAGTACAAACAGGATTACGAGTAGACTTTATCATGGTAGACTATTTGGACTTGGTCATGCCAGTATCAGCTAAAGTCAGTCCAAATGATCTGTTTGTCAAAGACAAATATGTAAGTGAAGAACTACGTAACCTAGCACGTGAACTTAACATTTTAATGATCACAGCTAGTCAGCTTAATCGTGGAGCAGTAGAAGAAATTGAATTTGATCACAGCCATATCGCAGGTGGGTTAAGTAAGATCAACACAGCTGATAACGTGTTTGGTATATTTACAAGTCGCGCCATGCGTGAGCGTGGTCGCTATCAACTACAACTTATGAAGACACGTAGTAGTTCAGGTGTAGGTATGAAAGTAGATCTAGAGTTTGATTTAGAAACATTACGTATCACCGACCCAGGTGAAGAAGCACAAGAAAGCGGCTTACGTGGAGTAGGTGCTACTAACATCATGAGTCAGATCAAAACAGGCAGTAGTGTAACGCCGGTAGAAGATACCCCTAAGATTAATGCCAGCGTAGATAGTAGCAAACTCAAGAGCATGCTGGCTGGTCTTAAGAATGTATCTGAATAATGTCTAATAAGTTTTGTAGATTCCTTTCTAACGGATATTCAATTAATCTTACTGAATCATTATTAGTCAAACCCTGTTGTTGGTACGAAGGAGTAGATGCCAGTCGAGAAGAGCTTAATGCTATCACAGATTGGACTCCTGCATGCCAAATATGTCATCAACAAGAACAAGCTGGACATCAGAGTTTTAGACAAAGTAGTTTTGATATACTACCGGAATCTGATAATCTCGCTGTGATGGCATTGGACATAAACATTGATTATAACTGCAATGCAGCCTGTGTTATCTGTGACGAAAAATCTAGTTCGTTGTGGCACCAACAACTGTCCAAACACAAAGTTATACACATTGCTCCTGACTATGATCCCCAACTACAATTAGATCATATACTGGCAAATACCGATCTATCAGAATTGCGTAGAATTAAATTTTTTGGTGGTGAGCCATTACTAACAGATACACACCTACAGGTATTAAAGAAAATCCCCTATCCAGAACAGGTGGATATTTGGTATACTACTAATGCCAGTATTGTTCCGGCGGCTGATGTGTTGGATATATGGAGTAAGTTTAAGCTAGTCTATGTTGAAGCAAGCCTAGATGGGATCGGCGAGCAATTTAATTATATCAGATGGCCGATGCAGTGGAGAAAGGTAGAACGCAATTTATTAACTCTCAGAGAGATTGTCCCTGTTAATGTATTATTTAGGATCAATCATACACTGAACCCATTTAATATATATTACTACGATAGATTAGAAACTTGGGTAGCTGATAATTTTTCTGAGAATAGATTAGGTGATCCAACGGAAATTAATATCCATCCTTGTTGGGGTATATGGGCATTAGATAAAACTCCAACGGCACTTAGAAATGCAGTACAGATAAAATATCCTAATCATAATATTAGCAATCTACTAGCACAGTGCGAACTTCAGCCACATGATGCTATACTAGAGTTTACCGAGATGTGGGATCCGATTCGAAAGAATAATTGGAAAACAGAGTTTCCTGAGATTGTTAATTATTTTGAAACTTACCAGCCAGGTCTGGCAGATACTCATTAATAGATATATGTTTCAATTGATCCTGTCGAGCTAGTTCTTTGACAGCACTTTGAAAGTTAATATCATCGTCGCTAGTGTGCGGCTGGAATAACTCCTGCACTGTAACTAAGGCATCTTTAGTTTCTCTAGGCAACGAATTAACTGAAAAGCATACAGGGTCAGTGACTAGATTAAAATTATAATTAAGTCCCATTTCATCAAACCAAGCAACAGTTTGGTCATGATAAAATATATTAAGATTACTCAACGTATAACTAACACTTAAATTGATGCCTATTTTTTTGTAAACCTCGATATTATTTAATAATCGATCCCATTTTAGGGGATAACGCAGATATTCAAATACAGGCCCAACTCCGTCAATACTTAGGCAAAAGTTTAAATTTTTAAATTGGGACAAAATATCGAGATATTGGGTTGATAGAGTAACTGAGCCGTTTGTTACCATAGAAATGAAACAACTAGTATTATTGTGTTTAATTAATTCTTGTAATATTTGAAAGTTTTTCTTTTCAAATAAAGGTTCGCCACCTACAAATGATAACATTTTGATATTTGCATAATCTATATCTATTAGTTTGCGTTCGTCGATAATTTTAAAAGTCGATCGTTTATTTAATGTAGCCCATGCAGTGCTAACCTCATCATTACAGCACACTATACATGTACCGTTACACAGATTGGAAGTATATAGTTTTACTATTTGTGTGCTGTAATTACTTTTATGACAATCCTCTTCAATGATTTGGATATCTCGATTAGCGTAGAAATCAAAAGCAGAATTTTTTAATTGTCTATCACTTATTTTGCCTTGATCTTCTAAAGACCAACATTTTTGACAAGCAGAGTGTCGTTGGCCAGATAGTGCAGTCTGACGTAATTCAGTTAAGTTGGTATCCGTCGGTAATAAACAGCAAGGAGTATCTGCAGATGATGGGTTGTATTCAGCACCAAAAAAAGGTAACACGCAAAAATAGTCATTCATTGTAAAGCTATTTAATCCATGCTATACTATATTAAATTAATTCTTATTCTTCGATAAATATACTAAATTGGAGTAAAAATTGTGCAGAAACGCACCCGTAGCATACTTACAGAACTTGACGAATTACTCACGCACAAGGACAAGGATAATCTCCTAGAGTCACGTGCCAATAACATCATCAATGGTGCTATTAACCTAATCAAGTATATCCGTGAAAACTATGACAGTGAACAAGCTCTCGAGCTTGAGCGTCGTCTTCTTAATGCTATCAAGGGACAAGATCCTGCAAAATTCTCACGTGGCATTAGGAAAATTCAAAATGAAGATTAATGAGGTAACGGTAAAAGAAGCATCATTAGGGCAGATTGGCGCTGGTATCAAAGGTGCTTATCAAGGATTAAAAGCAGGTGGACTAGGTGGAATTGCCGCAGGTGCCCGAGCAGGATACCAGGCAAAAGGTGCGGCTCAAATACAGGGTAAACAAGTCAAGGACATAACCACACAG